TAGACGTAAATTGTGCCACCTGTTATGTTTCCGCCACCTGCGACGTTAATTGTAAAACCCGTGTATGAAGTTGTATTTTTTAAAACGCCATTGTTGGTTCCAGCAGCTGTGTCATCTCGATATGTGTTTGCAATAAATGTGTTTTTAGCCAAAAACGGTTGCTCGATAGTTGCTAAAATGTTGGCGCCATTGCCATTTGTTCCACCTGCATATGGAAAACTGGAAGCGTTAGCAGCTCCAAGCGAAGCCCCTGCACCTGTTGAATAAAGCGCATAAACTAAAGCGTATGCGTAGCCAGTAGTAGTTGAGCCAAGTTGAAATTGCAAACCAAGATTTGCCCCAGATGCAGTTCCATTTGAATATACAACTAAATAATTTTCGTAAGTTGCACTAAATGCGCTCGTAACTGCAACACTTGAAACACCTGTCCCGACCGTTTGTTTTTTGACTAAACGTAGTCCAGGGTAATCGCCACCCAATGCGGTAAATAGTTGGGTGTCTACGTCTTGCCCAAGGTCGCGCATAGCTAGCGCGCCGTCTTTAACTAGGTCGGTATCGTCGGGAATTTCAAACCCGTAATTTGTCGTAGTAGCCATTTAAGCATTCTCCCATATTGTCGCTGGATTGTAGGTATTCCATGTAGTCGTGTTTGGCACTTGTAGCCAAATCTGGCTTTCGTAAGTTTCGGAATAGGCGGAAACAAACAAAGATAATTCCGCGGTGTAGCGGGTCAAGTTCCATTCCCAGCCCTCTACGAACCCGTCAAAAGTCGCCCCAAATACCGCTGGTAAGGCATTGGTGTTTATTCGCAGTCCGGAATAAACCGCGGCTAATTGGTCGCGGGTCGCGTCGCTTACTGTTGGGCTGTGTAGCGGGACTGTAAAAACGGCTGGGTAATTGCGTGGGTAGGCGCGGCTGTATAGGTAGGCTTCGGCCTGCTCCTGTGCGTCGGCTAGCTTTTCAAGTTGCGTGGTTTTAGTAGCTGCTAACTGGCCGTATAAAATCTTGCTTTGTTGGTCTTGCGCGTTTGCCGTTTGGTTATTTTTGTAACCTATGGTTACGTCGTTTACAATTTCGCCCCATTGGGAATTGCTACTAAGTCCATTGGCTAGTAATTCGTCTGCGGTTAGCTCGTAAGGTGTGGCTAAAGCTCTGGCTGCGTAATCGTCGTAATGTAATGCGCCTAAGCCATCTTCCCACAAAACCCCGCGCCCGCTTTGTGCAGCAGCTTGCGCCAAGGTGTAAGCGTTAGCGTCGTCTGCAGCGTAGGCGGTTAGTTCGTATTGTCCAGGCACATCTACGTTAGCGGTTAGGTCATTTACCAAGGCTTCGCTGGTCGCGTCGTAACTTTCCCAACTAACCGTATTAGGCAAGTCTGCCCATGTCGTAAAGCTGTCTAAGTCGTCCCATTCGGTTACAAAGGCTTCGGTTAAAATGTTAAGTATCCGTGTGCCGTCAAATTCTTTAGAGTAGCCAGAAGTACCTGCAATACGCTTATTTAGCAGGGCTAGCGCTCCTACGGCTGTAACCTTATAGCGGGCAATTGAGCCTATATCGCCATAGTCTGGTAGCGAAATACTAATGTCGGAAATAATGCCCGTAAAAATGGTCTGTGTGCCCGCTGTGCCCTTGTTAATGGCTATGGTCAGGCTGTCCGATAGTTCAACGTCTAGCGGGTCGTTTGCGTCCGTCCATAGTTCCACGCTGGCGTAGCTTGGCTCTGGCTGGTTTAGTACGTCCCTGCGCCCCGAAGATACCCTAATGCTAGAAATAGTGTTATCTGGGTAAAAAATACCGCCGTCTATTTCTACTGTTGGGTATGGGTCGTATTCGGTCATAATGCCGAACCTGCCAAATTTACCGCGCCTGTACGTAGGGTGCTGTTTTGCATAACCCTTTCGATACTGCGTCGGGCACTTTCGCCGTCTACGATTCCGTTAAAAATAAAAGTGTTACCGCTTCCACCCTTGTCCGGTCGGATACTTCCCGAGCCACTTGGGACGAAGATTTCACTTCCAAATTCACCAACGCGCACCGCTTGGCCTGCCATTACCGAACCGCCCGCAGCTCTACCGCCGCCGAAACTGCCAATAATTCCGCCAATAGCCTTACCTAAAGCGCTATCTGCAATTGCACTACCGACCTTTTTAATGGCTTGGTAAATGCTATCTATTAAATCCCTAAACGGTTCAATCTTTTTGTAGGCCAAAACAAACGCAGCTGCTAAAGCGGCTACGGCTAGCACGATTAAGCCAATAGGGTTTAGGGCTAGCACGAAGTTAAACGCCGCTGTAATGCCCGTGGCTATCTGCATAACTAGGCTTAGGGCTGCTATACCAATTTGCAGGGTCTTAACCGCTACGGCTACTACTGCTATGGCTGCGCCTACCTTTAAAAACATCTCGGCGTTTTGCTCTAGAAATGGCGTAAACTCAATAACCTTTTCGGAAAACTGGGTAAAGAATGGAAGTAAAGCCCCGCCAATTGCTTCGGATACGTTGCCTAGGGCTAGTGCCATTTTTTGCGAACCCGTGGCGGTGGCTTCTGCCGTACCGCCTACTTGCTTTTCAATGGCTTCTAAAATCATGTTTTGAGCGCTTAGCGTGTCGCCAGACTCAACCATGGTTTTAATTTTTTCTTTTTCGGCTTCTGTAAAAGTAATACCGGAGCGTGTTAAAGCGTTAATGCCCTTTATCGGGTCTTCTAATGCTTTACCAAGTTGTACTGCGTTGCTCTCTGCCGAACCGAACCCAGCGGCGGCCATGTCAAGGGCTGCCACGGTTGCGCGGTCAAACGCTCCGCCTGCGGTATCTACGGTTTTAGTCAAGTTTGCAAACGTCGCTAGTTTGGCTTGGGTTAGTTTAATTACTTCGGCATCTACGGCTGTAGTAACTTCTAGGGCTTGGGCGTAATCGGTTACCCGCTTGGTCGCGTCTGCGTAACCCATGCTAGTTAAAATGTTGTCTAGTCGGCTATTGGCTACGGCTACTTCTTCGGCAGCTCTTACGGCTGTGTATCCAGCTGCGGCTAGTCCACCAAGGGCAATAGAAGAAACTTGGCCAGCCTGTTTTAGGCTATTTTGAAATCCTTTAAGTTTGCCCTGTACCCCGCCTAATTCTTTATTAAAATTAGATACGTCTGCTAAAAGGTTAAGTTTAAGGGTTCTAATATTAGCCATTAGTTTTTACTCCAATTATTTAAAACGCCGTCTACGGCTGTAATCCAAGCGCTAGTAATGGCTGGCTGTTCCTTGCGTAATGTTGGAAAAATCCAGTAACCCTCGTTGCCGCCGTTATAGGGCGGGCTCATAGGTGGGAAACGTCGCCCCTTGTTTTTGCCAAACGTGTTAGCGCCTAGGTTAGAGCCGTTTTTCTTTTTGATTAGGTATGGCTCTGCGCCAAACTCCGAACCGAATAAAACTTCGCCTACCGCTGCCCCGCCGCTAAAGTTTCTTTTGCTTCCGCCAATTGTGACGTTAGGTATCCGGTCTTTATTTGGCCGTACTGTGTCTGCTACGCGTTTTGCCTGCTCACGCATATAAGGCGCGTTACCTGCGGCTGTTTGAATCTTGCCCGCAGTCCAGGCACTAATAGCGGTCACTTGGCTTTTTAGTTCGTTATTAGCTTCGTCGGTCAGGGTTTTAAAGGCTGCATAAAGGTTTTTTAGGTCTTTAGGGTCTGCCTTAAAAGTAATTGTTTCTCTTTCAGACACCTTTTTTATTCCTTTCCAATATCTCTAATACCGTTATTAAGTCTTCTGCGCTCCGGTCTTCCCACGCGCTAGGGGCGGTTTGCGTGGCTACTGCTATTTCTATTAGTAGCCGTTGCAAACTTCCTAGCTTGTGGCTTTTGGGTCTTCCTCAATTGGTTCGATATTCTCAACCGAATTTACCCAACTATCGAAAGGCTTTAAATTAGTGCCAGTTCGCTTTAGTACGGAATACGCTAAAAATGCTAGGTCTTCCATACCAATACCTGCGGCTAGGTCACTAATCTTTCTTTTACTGTGTCGCTCCCAAGCTACAAAGTCTGGGACTAACGCGGTAAGGGTAGTTTCTTCGCCGTCTGTAGTTTTTACTTCTAGTGTTATCTTCATTTAATAGTGCCCTGTTCTCTCGTAGGTTTACTTAGGTTCTAACTACTGTTCCCTGCAATACAACAAGTTCGACGGTAGAAGTTAATACGTCTACCGCTCCGCCGCCGACTACTGGGTAATTAGGAAAAACTTGCATAGTAAAAGTATCGCCGTCACAGTCAAAACTTGCGCTTAATGCGGTGTCTGGGCTTGAGTTTGTAGCGTCCCAAAGTGCGTCGCAAACCGAACCAGCTGCGCCCCAGTCTGCAAACATTTCAATACTTAGCGTGGCTGTTTCGTCAATAGACTTATAAGCGCGGCCACTAAGTACTTCTAGCACCGCTTGGTTAATTTCTCTTGTTAGCGTGACTGTACTAGCTTGTGCGTCGTAGTTGTCGCCGTCAATGGTTAGGGTTAAGTCCCTACCGGTAATATAAGTTGCCATTAGGCTAACCCTTTCTTGTTGTTATGTTGTTGTTACTAACTCAATGGTTAGAGAGCTAGTAAGCATTTGTTGTCCGGAAACTTCCTCTATTTGCGGTTGGGAAAAACCGTTAATAATGCTAGTTCCTTTAGGAAGTGTGCTGTATACGGCCAGCATTAAAGTTTCTATATTTGCCAAAGCCGCTTGGTTATCGGCAGCGCCGACTACTACGGTAATTGCAAACCTTACGTTTAAACGATTGGTTAGCCCGCCGATAGATACAGGCGTGATGTAAGGGCTGGTAGGTACTAGCACAATTGCAGGGGGTGTTATCTGTTCCCGCGGGAACGCGTAAACTACCCGTCCAGCTGCGCTTAGGCTACTGGCTAGGCTAGTGCGTAGGCTAACTAGGTCTGCCATTACCCAACCAAACTGTTGGTGTCTACGTCTTTACCTAGAAGTCCCATAATTCTTTGTAGCATGGAGCGGCCTAAGCGGTAAGGCGCTGGCGCAAAATCCACGCCTTGTTGTCCCATAGTTCCTTTACGGGTTTCCCAAATGTCCACCGCTAGAGCTAAACAAGCTTCTCTTACAGAATCGTTTTGGTCGTACAGGGTAGCTTGTGAAGTTAGCACCGCGCTACCGTAAGGGCGCTGGGGTGTTTCTACTACGTCGGCAGCTGTGATTGCCGCTTTAAAATAATCTGGCTTATGTTCGGTTACTGTGCGCGAACCATTAAAGGTATTACCGCAGCCTGTAACCGTAAGCGCCGAACCCACTACGAAATCGTGCGGTTCTACTGTGTAAAAAGTTGCTACGTTATCTTCTAGTTTTACCGACACAATGCTAGACCGGTTAAATTCTAGGTAACTTAAAATAATGCTTTCCGCAGCGTCGGCTACTTGCTGTACTTCTGCATCTGGATAGATTGAGCCAATGCCAAGTACGGCTTTTAGTTCTGTAATGCTAATAATTGCCATTGGTCTAACCTTTCCTTATTGGGGTGTGTGGGGGGCACAGGGCAGCACCCCCCACACGATTATTTTGGGTTTAGCTCTGTTGGTAAACGCGAACGCCCAAAGGCTTCTTGACTGCGATTGCGCCGTAACCGTAGACGGATACCTCAATCTCGCCCGAGCCGATTACGTCAACTCTCACTTGGCGCACAGGGCTCTCGTACCATGTTGCAGCTTCTGGGGCAACAAGAATCATGCCCTCGTCTGCGCCTGAACCAATGTGTGGGTCTACGTATAGGTTTGTGCCCAAAATCGAGCCAACGATAGAAGTACCGTTTACTGCGCCTG